CGTCAACCTTTAATGTCTCAGCGATTATGACATAGTTGTCCATGCCATGATCAGTGAGTGAATCAAATATCTTACCTTGTTTCCAACCAGCCCACATACCACGGAAGAAGTCCTTCCAACGCTGCCAGTATGTTGGATTGCGTTCACAACCATATGCGTTGAAGTATCTCTCTTCACCACAATGCACAAAGCCCATAATCTTTAATGGAACTTTAGTTACAATATCATTGTTATTCACAAACCTGTGATGTGGACAATTAAGGTTTTTAGCAAACTCCTTACCACCAACACGAGGAGAACCAAATGTATACAAACACTCAGCTTCTGTTCTGGTCGCAGCAATAGTAGCCATAGCAGCACCAAGGCTATGTCCAGTCAGATACACTTTCTTTGGGTTCTTCAGTTTACTGTTTGCTTCTAATTCTTTGAGGACAGCTGGCCAAAGCTCGTCCAACTCTTCTTGGAATCCTGAATGCACTACACCACCAGACACAGCAGAGTTTTTAGATATCTTTAAGTCAGCAGCAACATCATTCATCTGAGTTGGCTCAGTACCACGAAATGCAAACCAAATCTCTTTACTGTTCTTTGCCACAAGAACCTGAGCACCGTTCTTATCAATCAGCTTAGAATTATACCCCTCATCTTTGCAGACTTCCTTTAAGATCGCACCTTCATAGTACGCAACTTTTGACAGAAATGCTGCTGATTGAAATTTATTCATCTGTTACTATTTCCTTTTGATTATCTTCTTTTGGTTTGACAGAGTCTTCGTAATAAACAATTATTTCTTTTTGCTGTAGTATATAGCGTCTTAGATCAGCAAGGTTTAAACTGATATTCTCATAGCCTCTGACAGATATCGCCATGAATACTATGTCGCCATTATCCTTCTCAAACTTCTCAAGAAACTCATCCATGTTCCTTTCAGTAACAACATACCAATCAACGTCTGCCATGTCTAATTGCTTTGGACGTTCAACAGTGGGTATCACAGGCGTGACAACTTTTGTTACTGTAATAATCTCTGGTTCTGGTTGTCTGTTTATTAAGCTACAACTGCTACTTAGCAGTATCAAGCTCAAGATCAGCAAATATCTTAGTTGTTCCATCATTTATTCTCTTTTCAATTAATCCAGGTTTTCTCAAACTTAATAATGTCAAGTTATGTTTCTTGAACTTTTTTAACAGACCATCAGAGTATGCTTCAGCTTTCTGAAGATTCTTCATCAAATCTTTAGTTAGTTCTGCTTGGACAGCAGCAGTTTCTTGTAGGGTGTCTATTGTGGCTTGTTGCTCTTCAGCTGCAGCTTTCAATGTTGCATTGTTTTCTGCGAGCTGTTGTATTCTTGCTTGTGTATCATTGTAATAGCTTTTGGCGGCATAACCAACACCACCTAGTATTGCAATCAATGCAATGGCTGCATATAATTTAATCATAATTTATCCGTGCTGTTTAAATACCACTTTAGGGAATGCGAGTGTCGCCTTTAATACTTGATCTTTGCTTGCGTTAAATTGTATCGCATTAATCGCATCTTTTCGTGTAGCTATAGCAGCCAACCACCGATGATTACCGTCAATGACATAGCTGTCTTTGCTGATGAGGATAGGCTTATCATCATTCTTCTTGATTGAGATAACAACACCTTTATCAGAGAACTGTGATTGTATCGCCTTTAGTTTATTTGGATTAACTTTGATCTTCTTCCCAACTATACCTAGCTTCTTCATATGTAGCATATATGCTTTATAGTCTTCAGATTCAATCTGAGGCATCTTGTTTCGAGGAATATCACCAACACTTGGGATAGTGAATTTTAATTCATTGACTTTATTTAACGTTTCTCTAGTCTTGGCCAATACTGTTGTTGGACGAGTGCCACGAACTGGAGCTTTAGTCTCGAACAGTTTCGTGAAGTCTTTCCCAGCTTTAGCGGGAGTGTTATTCTTTGCCATTTCTATGCCTGTTTTCATACGCTATAGTCCAAATTTCTTCATGAAGTCTTTGCGTTCTTTGATCTTAACTCTCTTCGCTTTCTGTTCAAGATAACGTTTTAAAAACGCTTTCATGTCTTTCTTACGAGCGTCTGGCTTCTTCCAATGAACTTCATCATCACCAGTACCAGCCACAGCAGATCCTGTAGCATTGGCAGGAGCATCTTCGAATAGCGTATTAAAGTCTTTCTTATCTGTTGTGTTTGATTCTATATCGTCCATTGCTTCGTATAGCCCTTGTACCATTTCTTCTTCAGTAAATTCAGTTTGCGTGTGGCTTTCTTTGATGAGGAACAAAGCAGCAGCATATGAAGCAAACTTAGATTTACCACCTGGAACTTTCTCTAACAGTTTTTTGAGATTGAAGACCATCCGATCATAATACCCATAAGCATTATTCTCTTCAGTAGTCTCGGGTGACTTTATCTTCTTGCCACCCTTGTCGATAATCCCCAGCTTAAAAGCATCAGTCTTGTCAAAAGGTGTTGTGAGCCTTTTAATAAACTGATAAGCGAGGATTAGATCTGCGATCTTTCCAGCCATTTATATTTCCCTAAGAGTTTTCACTATATGCTCATCCAAACCTATCATTGAATCATGAACACGCTTACCATCAACCAATCCAATTTCAGATGGCCAATAGTTTAACATGATCAGAAAAGGTTTCAGATAATCTAGATACCCATCTAACTTTAAGAACAACATTCTCGTTGCAGCTTGTCTCTCAAACATATTATAGATGACAATCATATGATTCAGTATAAGCCTTTCTTTCAAAACGCCAGTCTGTTCATACTTACGAAACAATCTTTTTATGTATCGTATTCGTTTTAAGTCATCATGAAATTCAAGTAAATCCGTACAATTAGGATTCGTATAGTATTTCATAGCAAATAGTAAGTAGTTCTCATCAGTCAAATTTTCAAACATAAATTAGAATGCGCTCAGTGCTGCCCTCTTAATAACAGTTGCGCTTACCGCAACATAAATGTAGTCTGCATCAAACCAAATAGCACCAGCAGCAACAGTCGGAGTTGTTGTTGTTGGGTTATTAGTGTCTGGTGTTGAACTTGTTAGGCGTAAATTTTTACCTGCAACAATAGCTAAGTCAGACGGCACAGCACCAAAAAGGTTCTGTGCAGTGACTCTCTTACTTACTGGAGTGCCTGATGGATTATCCACAACCATAAACAAATCTTCTGCCGCAACCGATGTTGCAGCAGTCAATGCAGTAACTTTCTTATCAGCCATCAGTCAGATCCTTATGCGTCAGCTAATTGGCTATCGTCAGCAGCATCGCCAGAGATAGAACTAGCAGCTACTAATGTTTCGTAGTGTATTCGACCAGAACGACCGCCAGAACCAGCTGTACGCTTAACCCAACCAGCATGAGCAATTCGCTTGCCTTCACCAGCAATACCAACTTCTGTCTCATCAGCACCGTAGATCAAAGCAGCATCAATGTTTTCTGAATAAACAGTAGACAATGGCTTCTCAGATACTTCAAATGCTGCAGCAGAAGATGCTGGAATAGTTGTAGAACCAGTTGCCGAACGTACAGTAGCAGCAGTCCCACTAGCAATAGCAGTGAATACATAATCGTTAGCACCAACACGCAAGAAGTCACCAACATTGTAGGTTGACAAATCTGCTCCACCAGCACCAGTTACAGCTCCAGCAGTAGTAACAGCACATGTGCCCGCTACGGTTTTGCTGTCTTTCATTCCCCATAAACTCATCTTATTTCTCCTAAGATATATTTGTTTTTACTTTCTATTTAGTCTTTTTTCATAGCCAATTTGGTGGCAGCTACACCAATTTTATAGCTGCCATATTCTTTATAGTTCTCTGAATGCCAACTCTTTAGCTTTCAAGAACTTAACTGCGCTCTTAATGGCAGGCATAGGACTTTTCTCAGTACCGACTTTGGTATTGCGACCTGTCTTATACTTAACCTGAACACCATCATCAGTTGTCTGCATTGTAACAAGCAAGTTGTTATTTTTAGGATCTTTCAACTCTACAGAGATGTTATCCTTTAATGCCAATACTAATGGAGCGATATCTTTATCTTTCAGCAATGTGAACTTTTCATTAAGCTCTTGTTGCTCAGCCAGACGCTTGATGGTTGCTTCCATTACAGATTCCCATCGCGAGCCATACTTGCTCTTGAAGGTAGCTTCATCTAGTTTAGGTTTAAGGTCAACCTTTTCCTTCTTACCAGACTTAACACCTTTCTTATCTTCTTCTTTATCGACATTCTTTTCTTCGGAATCGTCTTTGTCGATAGCTTTAGAGATAGCTTTACGTTTCTTGTGTAAGAACTTGTCTGAGCTGTCAACATCACCATCGTTGTCGATGTCTTTGTCTTTACGATCTTTGAACTTCTTCTTAACAGCTTTAGGTTGAACTTTATCAAGACCTTCACCGTCATCAGACTTATTATTAGTGTTGTCTTCATCAATCTGCTCTGGCTCTTGAACTGGCTCAGACTCAACTTCAACTGTCTCAGCTTGACCAGTAACAACCGCATTCACAGCATCTAATAATGAATCGCTTATGCCGTGATTCTTAGCTGTGCCAAAGAAGTTTTCATTAGATTCATTCATTTCTGTTGACTCCATTTTACCTTTAACTTTGAACATTTTGTATTCGCCTTCTTTTTCAGCTTTGTTTGCTCGGTCAAGATACTTCTTAGCTTTCTGCTCATTGTCGAACTTAGAAAACTTAGTTGTATCAGCTTTACCTTTCTTATCGTAGTATTGAACCATGAAGTAATCTTCATTGAGTTCTGCGCTCTCGACCTTAAATCCTTTTTTCTTCGCATCAGCGATACGCATTATAGCGTTTGCGCCAGATTTTGGATCAGGAAACTTGTTTGGATTTTTAGGTGCTTTACTGTAACCAATAATTTTATCGGTCTTTGGATTATTATTTCCACGAACATTTGCTTTAGCAATATGAACAAGATCGTTATCGCCAAATTTAGCTTCGTCTAGCTCAACAGACTCTTTGATCGCACCTTCAAGAGAACGGAAGAACTTCAGCTTAACACCTTTGGTCTCAAACTTAGCATCTTCGATAGTACCCTCTGAAGACTCTTGAGTCAAATTATAGTAGATTCCTTTGGCGATATTGACTTTCACAAGTGGAAAGATGTCACCAGCAATGCTAATCTTTGTGGCATATCTGAATACAGTTTCGCCAGACTTTACGTTAGAACCTTTGATGTACTTCTTATCGCCAGAGTCTAGAGCAAATAGTACCATTGGGTGTTTGCTATTGTTATCGCTCATTACAGCAACTTCTTTATAGCCTTTCTTACGACCGAATGCTACCGCCTGACCTTCACCCCAGTTAGCAGTCTTATCTGTGAACTGTTGGTATGCTTCGTCAAGTTCAACTTCTTCAACTACACCACTACCAGTCATACCAAGTTTCTTACCATATATTGCACGACCTTTAGCAAGATCAATTAAGTCTTGAGCGGCACTTTTTGAGTAGCCCATTTTACTTTGTATATGAGAGGCTGCAGCATTACCTTTACTGTCAATGATATCTTGTATCATCTTAACGTGTGTTTTCTTCAATGCAAATTTACCACCTACTTGTGGAAATGCACCCATACCTTCTTCAATTACATCACCCTCTACTTCAGCTGATTGAATTAAGTATTTTTTCCTGTTTATAAGCTCGAATGTTCTCTTAATAGATGGCGCAACTTTAGCGATTGCCTTAGATGCAGCAGCTTGTACTTTCTCAGCATCTTTAATTGTTTTATCTATTTCACTTATCACATCATCAAGAGACTTAACTAAAACAGGATCAGAAACTTTTGATTTTTGAGCGTCTGCTTTTTTCTTAGCAGTTTTCAACTTTTCTATAGAAGTATGTAAATCGCTGTTAGGCATATCACCTACTTTAAACTGAGCTTTCATAACTAAATTTTCATTTAGACCTTCATGGTGTGTAGACTCTGGAAGAAGAACCTGTACATGATCTTCGCCATTTTTCATACCACCTTTTGTGTAATGTACATTATCTTTGCCATAGTCCTTTACTGCTTGATGGTAATTGACAATGGTGGTTTTTCCTCTCATGGGAATAAGTGTTTTCCAACGCATTCCTCGTGGTGCGTGTGGGTATCCAACGCTCGCCTTTCCTCGTGCTGCTTTTGGGTATTTTGCTTCTTCAAGCGATTTTTCAAACGCCTCATCAAGATCCTTTTCGTCTTTTGCTTCAGGCTTCTCGTGAGTATATCCCATCTTCTTCATGCGCTCGTGGTCTTCAGGCTTCTCAGCTTTATACCCTTTGCCAGTCTCTGGATCATACATCATGTGCGGCTCAAAGTCTTGTTTTGATTCATACATGGATTTAATTGTGTTCGCTAGATTCATTTGTCTTGTTCCTTAGTTATCAACTTTTTTACTTGCTCGCCACTGATAACAAGACCAGTATCCAGCTTTTGTTTTGTCTGTTTTATTAGCGCAATCATGTCTTGCTCTGAATGATGCTCTACGTTTTGGGTCGTCTCGTTTGATTTCCATATTAGGATCACCAAACGTAACTTTAACTACATTACCTTTGTCATTCTTAACATACACACCAAACTTCTTCTTTGAACCTGAAGGAAGTCTGAATGGATCGTTCAGATTAACTTTACGACCTTGATATTCTGATGCCTCTACAACGAGATCTTCATATGTCTCGTCACATTCTTGACACGGTGTATGCTCTTTGTATTTCTTAATTAGCTTTGGTGTGCCTTCTTCACCAGCACCACCTTGCTCAGTGATTGTATCTTTGTACATCTTAGCAAGAACACGAGAAGTAACACCATCGTATTGTTTTGATACCTGAGCAGCATAGTAATCAACACTATGCTTCATTGAGCTGCCCTTAGCTTCTTTCTTCTTTCGGTCATAAACTTTCTTTAAGACTTCGAGCGCAGCTTTGTATTTATTCTTATTGAGTGTTTTAGCTTTCAAGCGGTCAATCAATTCAGTTGTTGGAACTTCTTTCAATTCAGTTTTAGCCTTCTTCTTATTGGCTGTGCCTCTGTTATAAAACCACTCCTTATCTTCCTTTAATGCAACTTTTACTTGTTGCACCTTTGTTTCCATATCTCGAATTTCAGGTTCTAGATCTTTACGTTGGCGACCACGACTCTTTTTAATTAAGTCTTGAAGTTGAGTTTCGAAAGAAGCGAGCTTACGTTTCAAATCACGTTCAGGCTTTCCTTTATATGGATTTTTAAGTGCTTCCTCAACACTTTCTTTCTTTGGCTTTGGCTTACCTTTATGCTTTGCCCATAAATCAGCATCGCCAGTAGTTCTTGTCTTACCGCCAGTAATGAAAGAGTTTACACGAGCAAATGCCCATTGTTGTTGGTTTGCTCCTGGACGATGTCCAGTCTTCCAAGCAGCCATGCCACGATTGTAAACTTTCTTCAGGATACCAAGAGATATGCCAGACTTCTCCGACTTTTTCTTTAGCGCAGTGTCAGCAGCTTCGGTAATCTCAAACGACTCTTCTTGGTTCTTAGCTTTAGTGTCAGCAGTACGAGCGCGATCCATCATACGATCGTGCTTCTTCTTATCAGATGCCTTTTCTCTTTCTATCTTTTCTTTAGCAGAGTCAACTTCACCCTCACCAAACATATCATGATACTTCTTAGTGTGCTTAGAAGTACGAGTCTTAGCACCTGCATCGCCAGCATGCTTATCTGGATATGCTGATGGATCATCCGAATCTTTCTCAGCACCCTTCTTAAATTGCGCATCACGCTTTGCTTTGGTTGACTTAGATAAACCACTATGATATTTCTTTGGCTGTGTTCCTTCACGATCTTTAATGTCTTTGTCTTGAGCAACTTTTGCTTCAAATAATTGATCAAAATCTAACTCTTCTTTCACACCACCCCCACGGACACGCTTCAATCTTGCGATCTCAGCTTTACGGATTTTTGGTAAGAGTTTCTTGGCGAGCTTTGGAATAAGCGCAGACTTTTTCTGTACTAATTTATCGACTTGGATCTTATCTGATGGTGAAAGATTAGCGTAGTTCTTACCACGATCACCCGCAACTTTTTTGCGGATAACAGCAATAGCAGCTTTGTTGGCACGCTTCTTAATAACGTCAGCACCAGCCATCTTCTTCGCTTTCATCTTCTTAAGACGCTGCATCTTTGGAGCAAGACGCTTCATTCTACGACCGATAGCTTTACGCTGAGAGATACTTAATGGCTTTCTATCTTCATCCATATCTTCTTTAAGCACAGAGCGAATAGTGTCATAGATATCTTTAGCATCACGGTCATTCAGCTTCTTGGGCAAACCCGACTTGAATGTTTCAAAGTCTCCTTCAACAGCAACTGCTCTTAACTTAGAAGCAGACATACCTTCAACGCCAGTTGCGTCAGGGTCACGTGCGCCAGCAGAAACTACTTTGATTGAATCGAAGTTGTAGTTCTTTCCATTGTACTTCTGGAGCAGACCATTGAACTCAGTGACTCGGTCAGAGCCAACAACCATAACAACCTCATCATACTGCTTATCGAGTTCGTCCATTATCTGGAAGATTGTCTTAGACTTTGATTGTGTTACTGACTTGCCGAATGCTTTACGAGCGAAACGAATCTTCTCAGCGTAGTTGAGAGGATCTTTCTTATTGTTCTGGGTATGTGACAGATATACTTTTGCTGGAGCTTTTTCTTTCTTTGCTACAGCTTCCACTTTATCAACCAGCTTCTGATGCCCGATTGTTGGTGGATTCATTCTGCCGAATGTGATTACTACTTTTGCCATTTACGTGTTTCCCTTGGGCTTAACGTGTTAAAATTAGTGGTTGACTTATCTCAGTTTAGATGTATAATAGAGATGTCGTTTTTGTAAGTGTATTTATAATATCTTTAACTCCAACCTTTAATGTAGTTGTCAGAGAAGTTGGCATGACTGAACTGCATTCTATTCACTAGCTTTAGCGCACTGCCGTCATTGTCGATAGCAACATAACCTTCTGGAGCAGTTACTTGGAATCCATCTTTGGTTCTCAGTAATGTATCAATGTTACTTGCCTGATCCATTTTATTTATGATCATTTCCTTAGCATCGATCAGCTCATTCATAAGCAAGAAGATATTCTCAAGGTTCTTAACATTAGCGTTAGAAAAGAACTTTAGTATCTCGTCACGCTTATCGGTCTGGACTTTCTTACCCTTTGGTGTCTTGCGCTTATCAGCTTCTTTAGCATAGAAGCCAGTAATGTGGTTGACAAGATCCTTTACATGAGACTTAACGTTTGTAACCTTTTGCCCTGCTCTCACCTTAGTATTGAAGTGTACTGTGATCTGACGAATCAACTCTGGGTTCTCGGAGATCGCATTCATAGTCTTGGAATCTAGTTTACTAAACACCTTGCCTGCATTACTAATGTGCTTGGTTACTGCTTTGTTTTCTTTAGCGGTGAATGTGGCTTTGCCAGACACATCAGTGAACTCGGGATCAACATACCAAACGTCTTTAGACGGTCTCAACTTCTCGGATATCTTCTGACCGAATGATGCTTTCATTGTCTCAAATGACGAGCCGCTGTATACAGTATGCCATACAATACCGATCTTAGCTGATCGAATAGCCTTACCCATTTCTGATTTACTGGGCACAGAGTATACGATTGTGTTTGGGTGGAATGTTGTAACCTTCTCACCATCTATTGTTTCGTTCTTCAAATCGCTTTTGCTGAATAAGAAGTCGCCTTGTAACACTCCAGTAATTCCAAGGTCTGGTAAATGTTTCAGAGCGAGCTTCAGTTTAACTGCCAAGTCACCGCTAGTGTCTTCATCTACCTCGCCAGCACTCTTGTAGATTTTAGGATTTTTATTAAAGACTCCTTTTTTCGCCACAAAAAACTTGCCGTCACGAGGATCTTGTCCAGCAAAAATAGCAGGAGCACCATCCCACTTAACAGTAGTAGAGACACCACGAGAAGAACTGCCCGAAAGCATATCACGCATGCTGCGTAGAAGATTAATAGCTTGTCTTGCACCTGTCACACCTCCATAAAGTACAGCATCCTCAAGATGCGTCATATGTGTATTTTTTTGTTCGATTAAGAAACTGCTAAACTTTTTCATATTAGTATATCTTACAATGTATTGATGAAAAATCGTTTTTCTTTATTGCTGAATAATAACAGCTCTTTAAGATTTCTGGATCGCTCTCAGCTAAAATCTCAAGATAGTATGTTAACCATGCACCTGCCTTTAGCTGTACTTCTGATGTCGGGAAAGGAGACACCTTATCAATAACAAACGACTTCTTCAGTAATTTAGGCAAAGTCTTGCTCAAGTATTTCATTGGGTTGTTCATTATCTTTGTCTTGTCAGCTTTAAGGTCGAACCCATTTTGAGAAGCGAGTTCGGGGAATAGTTGCGCAGACACAGAGCCTAATTGAACATCAGCACCCTTCTGTCTGCCCTCAAGATACACGCGAATGTCACCAACCTTAGCAATCGTACCAGCCTTGTATCCGACACGGAGATTGAATCCGCTGATGTTACCTTGAGTTTCGAAAATAAAATTCTTTTGGAATGGATCAAACAAAACACGCATCGGTTTTAAGTCCACGTCTGGGATATCTGACGTTGAAACTGTTTCGACTTTAGCAGTTTTGTTCTTAGAGATCTTCTTGAGCGATACCCCGAGGATTTCTTTACTCTCAAACTTATCAGAGAGCCACGCATTATATTCATGTAATGATGTAACGTCTTTAGTCTGCTTGATCACCTGCGCCTTTGTTATCTTCATAATCCAGATGTCAGCAGGGTTCCAATTATCTTTTAAGTCTTTTAAACCAAACCGTTTAGCTAGATTAAATAGTACGTTAGAATCATTCTTTTCTGAATCTAAGTAGATCTTATGTTTTGGTAGATTACCAAAGGTCTTGGAGAATGCGATGTATTGCTGCTCGAAGTTATGCATCCACTCTGGGCTGAAGTCAAATCCTACTTCCGCAGATACTTGCTTCAGTGTCGGCTTCTTACCTTTAAATGCACCTTCAAAGTATGCGATTGAACCAGCTTCTTGTTCTGCTGTCGTTGGGTTTGCTACTGTCTGCCCTTTCTTGGGAAGGCGACCACTACCACGCATTCCACCTGATGGCACAAGTGCAATGTTAACAAGTTTAGACGAAACATACTTCTCACCTTTAGGCATGAAGCCATAACCTGCTAAGTCTTTGTGTGCGGCAAGTTTGGGAATAAGTTTCTTATCAGTGATCTTTATCATCAACTGGGTCTTTGCTTTCTTGAAGTCATACTTCGGTTCGATGTATACAACATCATCGTCAGCATGCTTTTTAAGGCGAGTAATAAACCTCTTCAGTTCAGGGTTCATTGCAGTAGGTAGGTGTTCGTAGCCCAACCATAGTTTGGTTGACTCTACAAGGTATTCATTAAAATTGTACATTACACAGCCTTTAGTTGATAATAGAATTTATATTATAACCTATTTATAAGCAAAGGCAAGCTGTAGATTGAGCATTTTAATGACATGCTCAGGTCATCTGGGTGCGCGATGAGAGAGAGTGAGAGAGAGTTCGCGCACTCAGCGTTACACTTTCAGACCACCAAAGTTCTTACGACCCATCTTCTTGGTCGCCCACTTCATTTGATCATCTTCCTTAGCACGTTCGCCAAAGCCCGAGTTATCAAATACTGGACCATTGTCAGCAAGGTCTTCTTGAGCAGTCTGTTCAACATCATACAATCGCATCTTGGCTCGATCAATACCAACCATAAACCTCTTATGGGTGCTTGGGTCGCCATAACGATTCTTCAACTGCTTGATCATTATTTGTCCAAGCTCATCAAGCTCTTCAGTGACAATCAATGCTGCCATGAAGTCAGCTGTAGCAGGTAGACCAAACGATTCAGATGTGTCAGTCAACTCAATATCACTGCTACCATAACCGCTTCGTGTTGTCTGTGTAGCAGATACAATCGGCACGTTCTGCTCTACAGCCAACCCACGCAACTCCTCAGCAATTGCTTTGATTAGAGTATAAGAGTTTACATTAGAGCCAGCCTTCATCCTAGAGGAGCTACAGATATTCAGATAATCAATATAGATGATATCAGGAATAAACGCTTTTTTCAGCTTCATCTCATTCAACAGATGACGGAAGTGACCAACACCAGCAGAGGCAGTAGGATATTCCTTGACAATTAACTTGCCTGCTGTCTTGCCCTTGACACGTTCGATCTTTTTGGTATACATATCCTTAGATAAGGACTTGAGATTATCAAGAGTCACATTGAGTAGATTAGCATCAATACGTTCCGCAATCTTTTCTTCAGCCATCTCCATAGTGATATACAATACGTTCTTGCCATCCATAAGGTTAGCCGCACCCATGTGACACATTGCCAAAGACTTACCAGCACCAGTACCTGCCATAAGTATGTTCAAAGACTTGCGAGGCAAACCACCCTGTGTAATTTTGTTCATATACTCAAGGTCAAACGGAACACGTTCTTCCTTGCGGTGATAAAACTCAAACCGTTGTTCAGCATCTTCAACAAAGTCGTGACCAATGTTAGGGTCAAACGAAACGCTCAAAGCATTAGATAACAGCTCTGGTATCGCACCTTTGTCTTGCTTCTGATCTTTACTATCATCAAGAATACTAATGCTCTCCATGATGGCATTGTACACAGCTTTTTCTTGACAAAACTTTTCAGTTGTATTGATGAGCCAATCAGGATCTTCAGTTTGTTCAACAGACAGTGACGAAATATATTCGCCACACTCTGTGAATTCACTATCCGAAAGATTAGTCTTTTGATCAAGTTCAATGACAAGAGCCTCTTTAGTAGGCACAGTATTAAACTTGTTTATGAAAAGGTCTATCTGTTCATAGACCGCACGTTCCACACGATCACTGAAGTAATCAGGCTTTAGATAGGGAAGTGTTCTCCTAGCATAATCCTCATCATTCAGTAGGTGTCTCAGTATCAGTTGTTCCTGCATTATCTACGCTCTCTCTCAATTGTTGTTCAATAATATCGACAAGTATGTCTCCCATTATACCAATCGCTTCATCAGAAGTCAAGTCAACGTCTGTAGGATTATCAATAGTTATTGTATTGTAATCAAGTACAGCCTGTCCATCTTCTTCTCTTTCATGAAACGATACGGTATCATACTGAAAGGTGAGTCCCTCACAACTACCTTCCAATACCTTAACAGCCCAATGATCCGCATGGAATCCTTCAGGTGATTCTACCAAATCATATTTAACCGACATCTTCTAAGTCCTCTTCTGTCTTTTCATCAGCACCGATCTGACCATATTTAAACTCTTTAGAAGCAGCAACTTCAAGCTGTTCCATAATTTCAGGAGTGAAATACTTTTCAGGATTTTTATTGATTGCCTTACCAAACACCTTACTGCCATCAGGCAATTCATAACGTGTTGACACTTTCTTAATGATGTCATACTTTTCAGCAAGATCAAGCAGACCATAATAGCGATCAAGACCAGTATCGTATGACAGTTTCACTTCAATCTTTTTCTGCTCTTTAGTGAAGCGAGACTTATGCATGGTAGCCTTGATGATATTACCAACAACATCAGTACCATCTTTATCTTTCTTCTTACCAAGCATAACAATAGATGAAGCAGCATACTTTAAGCCAGAACCACCAGAGATTTCTTTAGTCGGGATATAAGCACCAACAACATCATAGACGTGGTTAGTTACAAGCAACGGAACATTAGCTTTAGCCAACTTCAGAGACAATACTCGGAAAGTACCACGCAACAACTGTGCTTTAGTCATATCACGCTTGTCACTACCAGCTTCAGTATCAGCAAGCTCTTTGTTAGAAGATAACATACCAAGCGAATCAAGAACCATCATCATTGGGGGAGCATCTTTACCTTGCTCAATGTATGTGGTCAGAATACGAGTTGCGTTTGTACGAAACTCTTCAATAGAGCATGGCTCAGAGATAATAACACGCTTTGTGTCAATACCACGATCTTCCATCATCTGCTTAGTTACAGCAGCCTCAGTATCAAAATAGATAACACCACCTTCTTTGTTGTCATCTAGGAATTGCTTGAGCACACCTAGAACAAAGAATGTTTTACCAGTAGCAGATTCACCAGCAAACGCTGTGATCTTATTATTGGGCACACCACCATACAGACTACCAGATACAGCAGCATTCAAAATATATGAACCTGTATCAATGGAGCCTGAAAACTCGGAACTGTTAGCACCCTCATCGAGGAGAGACGTGTTGTCAATCCCCTTTACCATATCAGTTAAAAAACTCATCACTCACCTCGTTGTAAATTGAACTACTAATTATATACCATAACATATCAAAAGTCAATAGCGATTAGCTATTATATATCTTATCAATCAGATCACTAAACTCTTCCAGCTTACCGTTTCGGTTTGGCCAGTAGATATAATCTTTCTCTGGGTTCATAGCTAAATTGTTGAGTAGCGGTTTGAATGTATTGTATAGATCAACACACTTAGCTTCCCATGTATCGGCAGATTCACTCGCTTTAGTTGCTTCTGTGCTTGCCTGTTGGACAACGTCCAATTCATCTTCAGTGACGGCTGTGAAGCCAAAATCAAAATCGAAGTCACTCATCTCTATTTCCTCTTATCCAAAAAAACTTTCTAGCGAACTTTTCTTCTCAGAGTCCCAACCGACTGAATCAAGTATTGCCTTCAGTGGATCAAGAAATGCTTTCTGAAATTGTAAGTCGCGGTCTATGTAGGAGTTTAAATTAAATTCCTTGGGTAGTGTTGTCATAACACTAATGATATTTTGCCTTGTTGGGTTTGGTAGAACCAGATAACAAAACTTAATCTTCTCGCCATCCTTGATAGTCTCATACTTCTTCGTGAGTTTCATGTCACGGAGCATATGATTGTATACCAACCCACCACGGACATGAATCGGTGTTCCTTTAGGGATTGTCAACTCATCGCCCGATACTGTATACTTATTCAAATCGGATATTGAGCGAGGAAAGGCAATGTCTTCAAAGCTGAAAGTATTAAACTTTTCTCTGAACTCAGAGATGTAACTCTGGACTTGATCCTCGCCTTTGGTCATGATAATCATGATAGCTTCTTTCAGAGCATCACGGCACACTGCTGGTGTTGAAGACTTAACAGTCTCGATACCCATCATCTTGAGTTTAGGTTCAGCATAACGAACACCCTCATTGTCATACACATTGAGCATATAACGTTTCTTGGCTGTCCAGATACCTTTATCAGCAATCGCTTCTCGCTTCATAAACATCTTCTGCGAGTATGCGTTAGTTAGCTGTGCCAGTTCTTCATAACTCTTATCAATAAAAGGTTCCAGCTTCTCGCTTGCAACTTTGTCCAAGAAGTTGACGACCTTGACAGGATCACTTCCCTCTTTAAAGCATTTGCGTACAAGTGCATCGAGATTGACATAAATTGAATCTGTATCCGATGCAATAACATAGTCAACTTCGCTTGTATCCAAGATATTGTTGAGGTATTCATTCACTCTCCTTTCAATCCATCTAATTGATAACTGCCCAGACAATGTAATTGCCTCAGCTTTACGCACATCAAAGAACCGAAAGTATTTATTACCAACAGCACCATAAGCTGAATTGAGCTGAACCTTTTTCGCAAGTTGAAGGTTCTTGTACTTACTTATATCTTTTACAAGTTGCTTCTTTCGCTCTAGAAGTTCAGCTCTCTCAGTCATTATATTACAATCCCGCTTGTTGCTTGGACATATGCCTTTTCAATATCATCATTACTTTCGGTCATGAATACCATACCACCAGTATAGAAAGAAACTGAGTCAACATCAGCTTTACCAGTCGCACAAACGCCATGAGCAAATCCCATACCCTGCTCACCATGGACTAACATGCGTGGCTTAGTGAGTACAACACCAGCAGCTGTCTCTTCTTCAAACTTACCAACAAACTCTCCAGTGAGAGTCACTAATGAAACCACAGTACCTTTCTTCATATTTCTAATAACCTTTTGTTTATTTCTTCAAGTTCAGTTTGTGCGGCAAGCATCTTCTGCTTATAACCAACACGCTCGTTGTACATCTTTTCCATCATCTCAGGCAAGAAACCTTGCTTGTCTTTTCTGAAATATCTTCCGTTGCCAGCCATTGAATGCTCTGGCGGTGCATCAATCTTACGATCAATTATATCCTCTAACGTGACTTCAGTCAACCACTCATCCTCAACAAACGTCTCAGGAGAGATGTTGTACTGCATAATCAAATGCGGATACAGTGAGTTCAAATCGAAACTCATCACCCAGTCGTGCATACCAACATGAGGCTCTTTGACATACGCTCCAGCAAACTGAGAGTTTTTGATTGCCTCGCTCTTTGGTGGTATGACAATATTCTTTGACATGAGATAGTTATGTATAAGAACATCCCACATCGTAACCTGCGTGAATACGTCATTGTAGTTCACCTTAGCATCATAAGCAATCGCCAAAGCACCTTCAATGAGCTTCATCTTATCCTCAAGCCTATCAATAATCGCGACATCTTTGATATTATAGTCAATAAACTTTTTGTAATCTTGTTTGTGTAATTGGTTCAGGTTATCAAACTCAGAGTAATCGACCTTGCGTTCACCAAGCTCTACATGAGCAATGTGATCAAGTTTGTATGATTCCTGTTGCGAGTATGTAAACTTCTTATACAGGTGGAGATAATCTAGCGTAGCGACACCAGTCAATTCATAGATGGTATCTTCACGATTGAAGTTGCGGATGGTACGTTCTTTGATCCAACCATATGGTGAGAGTCGTTTCACAAACTTATCATCAAACAACTTAGCAATGCGGTTCACAAGGTATGGAATATCAAACCCTTCAATGTTCCAACCAGTGACGATATCAGGGTCAAGTCTTTGCCACAAAGCAACAAAGGCAGACAACAAACGTTTCTCGTTGACACAATTGACATACTTGACGTTTTCTTGACCAGTGTCATCATACTCACCAACACCCATAACATAGTATTGTCGCTTGCCGTTCCGTGTTAGGGAAACAGTGATAGCTGTAACCTCTTGATCAGCCTTTTCGGGAGCAGGGAAACCCTCTTCCGAAGCAACCTCAATATCAATGTTAGCAATACGGATCATGTCAGTATCATAATCATTGCCAAACCTTTCGTTTATGCAAGTGTAAGCCCACTTGGTTGATCCGTAGATCTTAAAGTTTGAAACACCTTCATACTTCTGTACAAAGTAGCCAGCCTCACGGATGTCACCAAGCGCAACCTCGTCAACATATTCGCCCTCAAGCGTTGTCCACTTAGTTGGCTTGGGTGATGGGACATACAATTTTGGATTGTAGTCTACCTGATGCGTGAAACGTCTACCATCCTGATAACCACGGATGTTTACCTTGTTACCTCGCACGTGCGCATGGGTATAAAAATACATTAAGCGTCATATCCTTCAACTTCTTCGATCTCAAGCTCACCGTGCATAACGATGTTTGACTCTTCGCTATCATAACCCTCTGCTTCAAGGAAGAAGAACCCATCTCCTAAATAACCTTCATCGAGATATTCTTTTTTCTCATCAGTCTGCCCACCAACAAAGTCGATATCTACCGAAACGCCATCCCAAGTAGAAACAAACTCATGCTCTTCAAACTGGTATGGCTCAAACTCATCATCATCTTCAGCATATCTTGCTGCTTCAAGGATGTCAACCTCGTCTTGATTTTGCGGTGTGACATTGACTGTACCGTTGCGCCAAAGCGTACTCACAATCATTTTTTGTTCATCATCATCACAGTTAATGAATGTCTCAGCCTCAACAAAACACTTCTTGTATAGCGGAGAAACGCTGTATGTCTTACCGACTTTAATTTCCATCTCACTCTCCTGTTATCATATTGTAAATATCACGCCAATTATTGGCTCTTGTTCCATTATACTCTTTATTGTACCTATGGTCAACCAAAATACTTCTTAGACCAAACCGTGTACCCAGCTCAGCATTGGCAGGCTTATCTTCGATCCACCAACACTCGGAGTCTCTATACTCTACCAGAGCATCATCTTTATCAGCACCACACTCAAGGCAAACCAATACAACAAACACACCCTTACCAAAAACATCGTCAAGATTCTTCTGCCTCAACTCTTGAGCTTTGTGATCCGATGTCATAGAAGTGATACAGTGAAACACATAGCCGTGTTCTTCATGTAGCTTGCGGACATACTTAACTGCGTCTCTGAGAGGCGGGATGTC